CTCGGTTTGCAGCTACACTATTCTGTGAAGAAGATAACTTACAAGTCCTATGTAAAGAATGCCATAACATTAAAACACAAGAGGCTAAGAAGAAATGATGACAGCTTATGAGCGCACTAAGCAGTGGCGTAAAGACAACCCTGATAAACAGAAGGCTCTACGTAATGCAGCTTATCAGCGCAACAAAGATAATGAGAGAGCACAGCAACAGGAGTATGACCTTACACCTATGGGTAAGTTCGTAGCCCACAAGAAGAATGCTCGTAGGCGTGGTGTTGAATTCGTTATGTCTTTCGATGAGTGGTGGGCTGTATGGGAATCACACTGGGATGGACGAGGTAAGGGTCAGTCAGTTATGTGTCGAACAGGCGATGTTGGTGCGTATGCAGTAGGTAATGTACGCATTGACTCTCAATCAAACAACGCAAAGGAGTATTCGGATGTACGCAAGGCATGTTAATCTAAATGAATTAGACGGTAAGAAGACTCACCGAGTTGGTATCATTGGGGATACTCATGTGCCTTACTGCTTGGAAGGGTACTTAGAATTCTGTAAAGAAACCTTTGATGCTTGGGGTGTGGATACGGTAGTGCATATCGGTGACTTGATTGATCACCATGCCCTGTCTTTCCATGATTCAGAACCTATGTTACAAGGCGCACATGGCGAGGTGATGGATGCAAGAGAGAAACTTCAGCCTTGGTATGACGCATTCCCTAAGCTCTATATGACAGGAGGTAATCACGATCTGATACCAGCACGTCAGCTCAAGAAGATAGGTATGGATGCTGAGGTATGGATGCGTCCTCTTGAAGAGGTGTATGATATGCCTAAAGGCTGGCGTATAGTAGACACTATGGAAATTGACAATGTTCTCTATCATCACGGCTGGACCGCATGTGGTGCTAACGGTTTCCGTAATGATGCTATCAAACGTATGACCCGTACAGTAAGTGGACATGCACATGGTAATGCTGGTGTGTCAGCCACTGCGTCTGATCACCGGTTAGTTTGGGGTCTAGCTGTAGGGTGTGGTATTGATATAGATAGCATGGCGTTTGCTTATGGCAAGCATTTTACACAGAAGCCTATCATTGCTTGCGGTATAGTTATCAATGGTAAGACACCTGTGTGTGAGATGATGGACTTAGGAGAATACTAATGTCAAACTGGATAACAGATGCTAATAGATCAACAACAACAATGGGTGGTACACAAGCTGGGGAAGAGGCTCGTGCATTCGGAAAGCAGGTAGGAGGTACTCACTACAATAACCTAGGCATCCAACCATTAGAGATAACGTACCGAAACTGGGGATACGCTGGTGTTAAGGCATCAGTGTACACCAAGGTGAACAAGTACCTTACTCGTAACAAGGGTAATGAGTTAGAGGATATACACAAGGCTATCCACTGTCTTGAGATGTTAGCATCATTTAAAAATCAATCAACAATGCCGGAGAACAATCATGAATGAAACAACTATGTTCCAAGTAAGAATCTATGACTTGCAGGAAGTACTAGGTGATGACGTAACAGTAGATGGTATAGATGATATGAGTCATGCCTTCGCAATGCAGATGTCTAATGAAGAGGAGTCAATCGTTATGTTCTTAACAGACGACGAGGGTATCGAAGCTATGGCTGAGACACTGGAGAAGGTAGCTAGTGAGATACGTACCTTGAAAAAGGAGACACAACAATCAATCCACTAAGAGATGTTAGAGACACTAATGCAAAGAGGGTGATCCAAGAGACGGGAGCGGTCTTGGATGCAGTAACCACAGTCCTCTTTACGCTATGGTTAGTATCAGCATTGACTATCTTTAGCGTAGCAATGTTTATTTTATATCTTATAACGAGGTGATCATGGATTTAGAAGCGATAGTATCATATATAATCGTGTTTGTCACAGGGGCGACAATGCTAACTCAAGGTTGGTTAATCGTATACTATCTCAGTAAGATAGCAGCGGGTGTATTATGAATGAGAATGTAATTGTACAGGGGAGCTTCGGCTCTCTTGCTGCACTAAAGAAGCAGCTAGAAAAGAATGAAGTGAAGGTTGTTGCCTTCGATGGTAAGACATTAACAACAGAACATGCTGTCTTTACCATGATAGATCAAGAGATAATCAGAGAGTCTTTGTAAGGAGGAGTATGAACATAGGTCAAACAATATGGAGAGCTGGCTTCGCGCTAGTCTTCTTGTTCTTGGGAGTGGCTACTTGTATAGCAGGCATTGACATCATAGTATCAATAGGAGTATAGTATGGGTGATGACGACAAGAAGGGGTTTGTTAGAATGAAACCTATGACTGATGAAGAGATGAAGCAACTGCTCACGTACATGGGGAATGATGATGATGAAGGCATGGACGCTTTCTTTGAGAACCTCCTCATTGAGGACGCAATCATGGATGAGTACTACATGAACGAGCCTCGGCCTCCTAAACCTAAGCTCAAGGCATTGGCCCCACCTAAGCCATTGCCTAAGCCTCATGAGATTATGGAGCAGCTCAATGAGTACATCATTGATCAAGATGATGCTAAGAAAGTATTGTCTGTAGCTATATACAACCACATGAAGAGAGCTAAAGATCCTGAGAACATCTATCTTAGGAAGTCTAACATCATGTTGATAGGTTCTACTGGTACAGGTAAGACGTTGTTTGCCCAGACCATAGCCAAGGCTGTTGATATACCATTAGCTATTGCTGATGCTACGTCATTGACGGAGGCGGGGTATGTTGGTGATGACGTTGAAACAATACTTGAAAGACTTCTTGATGAGTGTGATCATGATGTTAAGAAGGCAGAGCGAGGTATCATCTACATCGATGAGATCGATAAGGTGTGTGCCAGAGCCGACTCAGGTGGTAAGCGTGACATATCAGGGGCAGGGGTGCAACATGCACTGCTCAAACTAATAGAGGGTACGATTGCTACTGTTAAGATTGGATCAGGCAACCAACAAAGGAAGGTTAAGGTTGATACATCTAACATCTTGTTCATTGTAGGGGGTGCGTTCAGTGGTATAGATAAGATAGCAAGTGCAAGGATCAATGGGAAGGGTAACTCAATAGGCTTTGGTGCTGATCTATCAAGCATTGATGAAGACAAACAAACACCTATGTGTGATACATCTCTTGAAGATCTTAAATCATATGGTATGATACCTGAACTACTAGGTAGGATACCTGTGTTAGCTAAGCTCAATCCATTAGATGTTAATGCGTTGAAGAGGATCTTGACTGAACCTAAGAACGCTATCGTTAAACACTATCAGGAGTTGTTTGCTTTAGATGGTACGTCTCTGAACCTATCAGATGAAGCACTAACTAAGATAGCTGAGGAAGCTATTGAGAATGGAACAGGGGCTAGAGGATTACAATCTATAATGGAACGTGACCTACTAGATTATATGTTTGAAGCCGAAGAGAATATAGAGATAGACTTATGATTACAATACAGCATGTACAAGATGAAGATATGAAACCGTATGGCAACGTGGCTTCTGTTACGTTTGAGATCGATGACGGTGAATCTACTATAGATGATCTACTTCAAGCCTTCGATTACTTTATCAAATCTATTGGGTATCACCCCGAAGGATGCTTGGAGTATGTTGAGGAGGAGGAGTGCGACATAGAGTATACACCAACAGTCATGAATGGAGGGTTTGCCCCCACCATAGGAGTATATTAATGAGTGTAGATAACACCTTCATGGACAAGCTGGGTGATAAGAGCTGGGATGAGGCAGTAGACGAGTTCGGAACACAGCTTGAATCTGCTGTCGATGCCGCTCTCAACGTACTACCTCCAGCTTTAGTGCTAGGTATGATTGAATCATTTAAGATTGGTATGTTGTATGAGGTTGAAGAAGAGGATTAGTCTTCAGTAGGAACGGGGGAGCTGTACAACCATACGATTCCCCCGTCCTCATCTTCATGTTTGTATACAGCATATTGATCAGGTTCATTCTCATCCAAGTACTCTATCAAGTCTTGATGTGTATCAAAAGGTATATTATACACACTCATAATCTCTCCTTATTTAAAAAACCAAAGAACTATACCAACAACAATGCCAGCTACCCAGTAATACTTTCTATACGCAGGTTGCTCACCTTTATGTAGCTCAGTAGCAGCCTCAACATGATTGAGTGCAGCTATTACACCACCTGTTTGCCTAAAGAATATGTTTACCAATGGTCCACATGCTAAGAAAGCTAGAGCTATAGGCCACTGCATATAGAAAGCAAACCATGTCACACCCCAGTATAGGTTGTCAAAGAAGTTAGACGCAAACCCTATCCATATACCCTTAGCGAGCTTAGCTGAAGCCGGCTCTTGCCCCTCATCAAAACTCTTCTTGAACGAAGGCCACCATAGGTAGGCCACCTCTACACAATAGCATAGGAATGGTATAGTTAAAGCTATACTGATCACTGTGCTTACATCTGCCCAGATACTTGACTCATCCATTATTTCTTATCCTTATTCATACCAATCAAATGTTCATAATGAAACTGTTCCATAGTGGATAGCCTCCCCTTAAACTCACCGAGAGTTTCTCTTATCTCAGCCCGTTCCTCTGCATCACCGAGCCTTGAATGCTCACATGACTTACGATCTTTATACAGGAGTCGTACTGCATACGTTAGACCGATAAGGACTAGGGCTAGCATACCCACTATGCCTAGCTTTTCTATACTACCTGCTGCTTCTATTAGAGCGTTCATGAATCTAGCCCCGCTGCATCCGCTATCTTCTTAGATCGGGTCTTCAACAATCCTTTCTTACCAGACGCATCAGTGAATGATGTGACACTCTCCTCACGTACCTTCTTATCATCCCCAGCTCTCATTGCTTTCAATAAAGATGGCCACTTGTTAGCCTTAACTGAGCCAGTATTAAAGGCTATGTTAACTAACACATCCTGATACTTCTTAGGTAAGTCATCGAAGTCTTCAACATCCTTCCTCACTATGTCAGCATGTTTCTTTATGTCAGCCCTGAATAACTTAATAGCATCGGCATCACTAATACCACTCTTATAAGTACCAGCATCCTCCTCAGCCTGTGTTATCTTATGACCATAGCCTATGGTATCTAACCCACCTTCAGGTGAGGCATGAGATGACCAGAGATCACCCTTAAAGCCTACCTTCTGTGCGTTCTCTACCTCAGCAAGTGACTCTTCAAACGAATTGAATGCCACCTCAGCCACCTTCTTTAACTTAGGTGTAGCCACGGGGACTTCACCTATCTTAGTTAGCCCCCCGCTCGGAGCAGGTGGGACATCGCCCACCCTCTTTAAGTTCCTATCTACACCACCAAGTTTCGACATTACTGAATTTCCTCACCTACTACTGTGAATTGATTACCATCTTCATCTTCATAGACACCATCTTCTAATCCAGATACATCAGGCTGGTTCTCTTGACGTGCTGCATTAGCTCGTGAGATAGGACTACTACTCTGGACTTTAACATCCTCTCGCTCAGGCTGTGCCAATGTAAGCTCACTTAGATCCTTCATATCAGCTAATCCAAACTTACTATACTCAGTGTATGTTCCAACAAGAGCATCTATTTGCTTTTGCATACTTGAGATGCCTGAACCCTGTCCTCTTGAAGCAATACCCTTGCTGAACCGGACCTGCTGTACAACAGGAATACCATCTTCACCCATGATAATGTTAATGTCTTCTCGTCGTGAGTCTGTAACAACACGGGCAAGCTGTGCTCTTAACACCTGTGCTACCTGTGCTTTAGAATCTCTTTCATTGCCGTTAGGTTTCTTAGACTCTACACTTATTTTCCTAGCCTTAGTTCCGAAGGATATGATTGACTCAGTAAACTTAGTAGTATCTTCTAAGTTAACACCAGCTCTATACTTATCAACCTCTGATAGCATAGCATCAAACGCCGGCTTATCCTCAACAGTTACGTTGTCTATAGCCATAGATCCTGTAAGAACAAGAAGCTCTGGGTTAACTAATCCTTTATCTACCATGTCAGCTACAGATACATCACCGGTGAACTGCCATACAAGCTGATCAACTGCTGCTTGTTGCATCATCTCAATAGGTAAGCCTGTCTGTAATGATTCAAGGTTCTTAACGAATGCAGGATCAAGCATCTTCTCTGCTGTGATCTGACCACCTACACCACTGCTACCACCACTTGTGAAAGCAGCATTAGCTGATGCAGACATAGGTTTGTTAATCTCTATTAGGGTTTGCTTGAGCTTTAATGCTTTATCCAGCTGCTCACCTGCACCGAATGTTTCCATCTGGTTAGGCACAGTCTCTAAGTAATACTTACGTTCCGCATCTAAATCATCCTTCATCTTCTGAATAACAGCACCATCTAAACGCTCACCATTAGCTCTTGCTTCAGCTACACGTTTATTGAACAACCCTTCCATCTGACTAAGTGAAGATTGAGCAGCCAATAGGTAGTTGTTCTTATGTACATCAGTCATCACACCGGCATTACCCTTAACAGCAGTGAGTAGACCATTGACAGACGTACTGTTAATAGCAGATGATAGATTAGCAATGCTACCTGATAGCTTAGTAATACTCTGAGCACCTTGTTGAATCTTCTGCTGTACAAAAGCCTGATTACCTAGCAACTGTCCCTTCTCTTGGATACCCCAATTACCTTTACCATGGATCTGATCCAACTGTGCAGCCTGTTGTGCATCCTGTGCCTTCTCAGGCTCTTGGAACGTAGCAATACCACTACCAAAGATCGAGTTGATCTCAGGCTGTAGTGATAGGTTGCCTACGTTTGATAGGCTCTGCTTCCACATAGCATTATAACGTGTGTTATAAGCTGTCTCATTCAACAGCCCACTCTTACGCGCTCTATCTAGCTTAGCTTTCTGATCAGATAGAGAATCAAGTGTTACCTTCTCCTCTTCAGTAACAAGATCATCACTATAGATGTTAGAAATCTGGCCTGTAACATCAGCTTCTTCAGCAAGAAGGTTAGCTCTCTCATCTTTTAAATTAAGAATAGAAGTAGTAGCCTCACCAATAGCTTGGCCCTTCTGGACCACTGCCTGCTCTGCTCTGTCAGACTTTAACCGACGACTAAGACCAGACACGGCATCAGCTATATCACTGATACCTCCAGCTACAGGATCTCTACCCTGCGTACCCCGTTCAGGGCGAAGAGATCTAATATCCGGTTCATCTAAAAATTTAGGCATTACTTATCCTCGTTATCGTTTAATAGCGTTCCAGTTGACAATGGCATAACACCACCGTTACCTAGATAGTCTTTTGTAAAGGCTGAAGCCTCTCTACTGAATGCAGACTTACCATCAAGAACACTCTTGTTGAAGTTCTCAATGATTTTTGTACCTGCTTCAGTGTTCTCATATGGCCCCATGATAGCAGCACGTTGCTTACGGTATAGTTCTACATTACCAGACCTCATGAATGAATTATAGATGTGTTGGAGGTCATCCTTCACAGCTCTCATCTCATTCTTGTTTGCTGTATTGTAGTCGTATGCTTTCCATAACGCAGATTCTTTATCAGTCTCAAAACCAAAGGCTCTTGCTAGGTTTGTTTGCCAATTAGCACCAAGCTCTTCAGTTGTCATCATGACAGTACCACGTTTGCTACGTAATCCCATGCCATAGTACTCAGCATAGAATGCCTTACGTGCATTACTCCATGTAGATGTCATACCAGCTAAGCCATCAACAACTCCTAACAACTCATGGCCTAAAACAGCAGGCGATGGGTGTGTCATGATGTTCTTAGCAGCTTCAAACATACCAATAGCAGCATCTCCACCACGCATCAGAGTATTACCACCAGCACCTAGTGCTATCTTAGAAATCTCAGCAGCAGAATCAACAGGATTCCCTGAGAAATGGTCATAGAAAGCACCGATAATTGTAGCAGCAATGTTATCATCTACACCAGCAAGTAAGTTACCACTCTCTGAGAAGTTGTTCTGAATCCCGAAGGCTTCAAAGAACATGCCCCACAAGCCCTCTTGTAAGCCCTCTACGAGCATTGGGTTCTCTTGCTGTAGCTGAACACTATCCATGCCTAACATCTCAGCAGCATAGGCTGTGAGGTCTTCTACGATAGGTACACCAACTGTGCCATAGATAATAAACTGGCCAGCAAGAACAGATGCCTTCTCTTTAGCAGTCCACTTGCCTGTACCACCCATTGTCTTAGGTAAAAGGTTCTCTGCAAACTTAGCAAACACCTGTACAAACTGAGTAGGTATACCAAGTACACCTGTCTGCCATGCAGCAGCATTCTCTGATTGTAAGTTCATGTGCATACGGATAGTTTCATCGGTCAAAGACTTAGCAGTGATTTCTTCCCCTGCATCAATCAAACCACTACGAGCAATATCCCATGCCACTATACGAGAAGCAAGTTCACCTTCTTCGTAGAATATACGGCCAGCTTTAGATGCCTTACGTAATCCATTCATAGAACTCATGCCAATACCAGATACGTTAGCATCAAAATCCGCTGTACGTACAATAGCATCCATGATACCACTGTCCTTAAACATTTGAATCTCTTTGACAAACGACTCTTCATCTAAACCCGGCGTAGACTTAGCGATAGCTCTCCATGTGTCTGGGTTATCACTAAGGATTGCAGCTCTCATAGAAGGGAGCTTAGCTACAGCTTTGGCACCACGTACAGGGTGCATACTAAGAGCTATTGAAGCATTCTGAGCCTGAACCCACAACTGTCTAACATTAAACCAACCAAGATGTAGGTTAAATGTCGCACCTTTCAATGATCTTAGTGGATCTTTACTATGAAGGTTGTTTAATATCCACTCATTAGCCTTACCACCCTTCTCTCCCCAGTTTCGTTCCATTCCTCTGCCAACACCAGCAACAAAGTCTGCGAACTTATGTTCTTCATCCGAAGGAATCTTCAACACACTCTTCAGATACTCACGAGAGTCAGTCATAGTCTTTAAAGACTCAGGGCTTAGATCTAATGCTGCATCTAGTGAACGGCCACCTGCTCCGAACCCTGCTCTACCTTCTGCATTAGCTACTTGCTCAACAGTATTCATCCACTGTTCAACCATAGACATACGGTATGTATTGATAGGCATTATATCAGAGATACCTTGGATATAACGCTGTGTTGCATTAGCTCCATTCAATCTCTCAGGTCTAATATCCCCATCAGCAGTCTTAACCATAAGGTTCTGTGACTTACGAGCTGATGTGTACAATCCACCAAACATATCGCTTGAATTAGTTAGCTTCTCAAGGTCAGAGAACTCTCTATCTTCACGAACAGCTAGGTTCTTGTACTCACTACCCTCTTCTGTCATGGTTTTAGTAGCATAAGCTTGTGCTTCACCTTTAGATTTAAAGGCAAACAAAGTCTCATGAGCTGAACTGTCCATGTTCTTCACATAGAAATATCCGGGTCGGTATACACGAGGTGTGTACCCTGCACTGTAGTTCAACACCTTCTTAGGAAGACTTCCTACCTGCTCATCACGAACCATAGCCCATGTAGCCTTACCCTTACCATCTTTAAAGCGAATAGGCTCCATTAACTTGACAGGTTTATATCCTTGTTCAATCAACTTATCTACAACATGCTTGTTCTTATCAAAAAAGCGTGTACTAACTCCATCAATGTTATCAGGAACAAACACAGATGCTTCATCAAGCTGAGTTCGGATGCCTTGAAGGTTGTCATATGTCTTACCAATAAGATTAGCTGCTGCGCCACTCTTATCTACATACTTAACATTCTTAAATCCCATGAACTCAAGTTGTCCACGCATCATCTCATTACGGAAGCCATGTAGTTCATCAAAGAAAGCACGCTTCTTGAAGTATCCTTCGATAACCTCATCAGAGTATCCTTTCTTAATACCTTGAGCACCAGCATGTAGCTCAACTGTGCCTGCTCTAAGCTCTTGGTATGTGAATACAGTACCTGCTTCATCACCAGCTTGTAGTAACGTATCTACTTCTATACGTCCAGCTTTAGATATACCTTTCTCTATATCAATGTATCTCTTAGACATAGCATTAGCTAGTTTAGCCGACTGCTGGCCTGCGAATGTAATATTCTTAATGAAACCACCTAGCATTTCTCTCCATATAACATCAGGAGAAAATACACCTCGTAATGAAGATGTAATGTTGCTCTTCACTAATGCAGGATCACTTGTTAATGTACCATTATCTGACAAAGTGTAGTCATACT